CCGGGCGTTTCGGGAGTTGAGGGGTCGGGGGCGTCAGGCTGGCCGGGCGCCGCGGGACATGGAGGATAAGTTGTGGAAGGCGTTCAAGGCGGCCGCTTCTACGCTCGGGTTCCTGAACCGTAAGTTCAATGTTTTGAAGGTTGCTAATCATTCTAAGATTAGCGATCTTCATTTGTTCCTTACCCCCGAAGCGCGCGCCAATATCGATATTGAAGCGTTGGCCTACATGTTCCACATTGATAAGGCTGAGATTCCCTTCCGCGTGCATGAGGGTATGCAGGAGCACTTCAACATTCCAGGGTTCCAAGCCGCTTTGGTTGACAAGAACTTCTTCGTTATTGCTGATACCCTTATCCGTAACGGAAAGGTGCGTAACGAGTTCGGTCTGTACGAAAACCGTGTGTTCCATCACCACCAGATTTTTGGTACTTCCTTGTTTGCCAACGCGATCCTGTTTACTTCTAATGAAGTTACGCCGGAAACGAATATGCAGCGGAGTAATGTTACTGGGTTGGGGGAGACGCTGACCATCACCGACCCCGAAACTGATAAGGTTGTCACTGAGGTTCTCAAGGGTCACATCTATCAGTTGTCCGCTGAGATTCTGGTTGATGATCCGAAGCTTCTGGGTAACCACGGCATTATTTGGTCTATGAGCCCATCGTCTAGCAACCGTACTTATGTTACTGAGGATGGTGTGTTGCATGTTGGGCGTAATGAGAACTGGGCTGATCTTGGGGTTGACGCTAAGGTTGAGGATGCGCGTTCTATTTCTAAGCATTATGGAATTAAGGTGAAGCAGTCCTGATGTTGATGGCGCGTAAGAATGGCACTTCGGGCGTTGGTGCGGCTCATGCGGCCGTGTGGGCGCTTGTTGGTCATCTAGATAAGGTTCTTCCTTCTACTTTCTGGTTTGGTCAGGGAAAGGGCGCCCCGAACATTGTTAATGGCAAGGATATGAACTATGAGCATAGCTCTGGTTACGCCTTGGACGTGATGGTCACAGACCTTGGAGCTACTCCCTCTAAGATCGAGTTGGCTAACGCATTGAAGCTGTGTGCTTGGGCTCAGAAGAATGCTTCTGCTATCGGGTTGAAGTGGATTATTTTCTCGCCTTATCAGGATGGGTACGCGTATTCGTGGAATCCGAGCCGAGGAACGTGGAAGCGGCTTTATTCTGGTTATGGTAATAAGTCTGCGGCTCATATGGACCATGTTCATTTTTATCTCCGAGGTTCTAGTTTTGGGGTTATTGACGACTCCCCTCTTCAGTCGTCTATCGAAAGGAATGTTGAAGATATGACTGTTCATGAGCTCCACAAGGAGTTGAATGATAATCCTATGATGAGTCTTATTGCTTCTCGTATTGGCATGGTTGCTACTGCTTTGGATAAGGTTGTTAAACAACTTGATGTTGTGAGTGAGAAACTAAGCAAGTAGGTTAATGATGAGTCCTGTCGTTACTGAAGGGCTCCTTATAGCAATCCTCACTCTGATGGGTGCCGTGCTTACACAGCTACTCATCAGGGTGGGGAACCTTGAAAAGAAACTCGAACACGAGCAATCAAGAGTCAAAATTCTATGGGGCGCCTTCAGAAAACTTGTAGACATGTATTACAGGTTTCGTAAACCAGAAGCCCCTGACCCACCAGAACTACACGAAATATTTGAGGACAACTAATGATCGAACTAGCAACCGTTGGTTCCGTAGTGGCAGCGGTCAATCTCGCCAAACAGGCGGGCTTACCTAAAGCTCTCAACGGTGTATTGGCCATTATTCTCGGTATTGCCTTTACTCTTCTCGTAGAAGGTGTCGGCAATGTCTCAGCTAGTATTGCGAAGGGCATTGTTCTTGGTCTTGGCGCTAGCGGTGCCCATGACCTCACCACAGGGAAACCTGATAATATTGGTGCATGAGTAGCTACATAACTGACGTACCCGCGGAAGTTTCTTCTGCGGGTACGTCTTTTTCTTTTGACGTATGGACACCGGGCACGGTTGTTACATTGTGCAATGTGCCATGGGATGCGCAATATAACAATATTGTTGATTTTCCTGACACTAAGTCTTTGATCGATTATCTTTCCATCAGCCCAGGGCCAAAGATTAAATTTGACCGACTGTCTTATGTGCGGCCGGAACAAGATATTCATCTTAATATTGGTGTTGCCCAAGCGTATAAATACAATTATATCCACGTTTATAACCCACTCACGCATTCTGACACGCCAAACGATTTTTTCTATTTCATTAAAGGTGTGCAGCATATCGCACCTAACACAACGGCGTTTCATCTTCAAATTGATGTATGGAATAGCTTCCGATGGGGGATGAAATTTGGCCGCTGCTATGTGGAACGATCACATTATGCTTTTGCGGTTTCAAATGCAGGACAACCTAATATGTTGAAGAACCTTTTGGTTCCTGAGGGGCTCGATTGTGGCGCCGATATGGTTGAATCTAATTTTATTAGAAAAAAGATTAAGCAACCGGGCGAAGTTACCGATCTTGCAATAGTTTTTATATCAAGCGCCGACCTATCTACTGACCCCGGTTCAATTGAATCTCCTAATCTTTCCACAAGCCCCGGCACAAAAGTACAATTGTATAATAATACCCGCGATGGTAGTGGTAGAGAGTTTACTAATGTTGTCATAGGCGCTGACATATGGGGTTGCTCTGTTGAATCCTTTGCTGATGTTATGACTGCGTTGAAGCGTGTGCCGTGGGCTTCTAAATCTATTTACGGTGCTTATCTTGTGCCGGCTTATCGAAATATTAGGGGAGTGACTCCTGAAAAGTTTCTTGACCATAATCCTAATGTTGGTAAATTGTATGAAGGAACTTGTATTTATTATGAAGATATTGTAAAAGACCTCACGTCGGAGCTTATGTCTCATATACCTGATCGCTATAAGAGGTTGATGAAGTTTGCTACGTATCCGTATTCAGCTATTGAGTTGACTACATATACTGGCACACCTATTATTTTGAAGCCGGAACTTTTTAATGCTAATAGGTATGCTGTAGCGATTAATATTAGCGTTGTGCCGCCTAGCCCAAGAGTGGTTATTTACCCTTTGGATTATGGAAACCGCGGCCAAAATAGAAATACCTATAACGGTTTCTATCTTGATTCATGCACCATGGTGATGAACTTCCCCTCGCTACCTATCACTAATGACTCATACACCGATTACCTTGCTAGCAACCATAATTCAATTGCGTTCCAGCACCAGTCGGCTGATTGGGCCCAACAGCGAGCGTTGATGGGCGCTAATACAGCTTTTAGCAATTCTATGTTGGGTATTGATGCTAACAATCAGCGCACGAATACCCAGATTCATACGAATACTATGCAAGCTGGGCTTGCTTCTGAGACGGCTAATTATAAGGCAATTCAAAATGGTATTAATGCGGGCGTTAATGGTATTGCTTCTATGGCTGGCGGTAATATCCTTGGGGGCGCGCTTTCTGGAGTAATGGGCGTAGGCAATGCTATTGCTGATAATGCTATTCAGCAAAACCAAATTAGCGGGAATCTTGGGATACAGAATTATTCTGCTTCTGCTAATAATAATATTACTAACAATCTTTCTCGTGGGATAGCCGACGCCAACCTTGCCCTCGCAAAAGCAACCGCGGCAGGTGATCATGCAAATACCATTGCTGGCATTAATGCTAAGGTACAGGACGCTAAAATGTTGCAGCCTTCTGTTTCTGGACAGCTTGGGGGCGATTTTCTTACTATTTGCCTTGAGCAAGGTATGACGGTGAACTTCCGATTCAAGAGGGTTGATGATTCAGCCGTAGAGCGGCTAGGGGAGTATTGGCTGCGTTACGGTTATGCTCTTAACCGCTATGTGAATATTAAAAACATCAACCCAATGACTAATTTCACATATTGGAAGCTTGCCGATGTTACGATAAAGACTCTTTATTGCCCTGAGGTGTATAAGCAAGCTATTATGGGTATATTCCTTAAAGGAACAACGGTGTGGCGTAAACCTGAATTTATTAATGATCTTGATATTGCTGAAAATGAAATAGTAGGTGGGATAGGTAGTGTTGTTCTATGAGTAATTTTGGTGACCTTCATCAGGTGATGGCTAATCCTAGGGACACTCTAGCTAAATTTGTGCCCCGGAAAGCGGCATCACTAGATACTATTCGCATTAATATGTATCTAGGGAAAATAATGGAATGGGCGATAACACGTTTTACGTGGAATAACCTTCCAGATACTGTCGATGCTCGGTATATTGAATCCACACTAAACACCGCCGGTATGTGTATTTTCTATTATGATGCTCGTTACGGCAAGCACTTGTGTGTTGCGGCTAATCCTATTGGCGACTATGACGTTTACGGGAACAGTTATAAATACCAAACTGAAAGCTATGGTAAATACTACGGTCTAACTATTGAGGCCGAAGACTGTGTACCTATATGGCACAACCTCGCGCATATGCATGACCAACTAATATATCTCGATTACGCCACTCGCCTTTCGGATATTGAACAGACTCTAGATATCACTGCGAAAAATATGCGAAACCCGAGGATTGTTTCATGCCCGCCAGGGCAGCGGCAAACCTACGATAATGTTTTGCGGGATATTGAACGCGGAGCGCCTGTTATTTATGGCGGCGAAGCTCTACTTCAAAACGATGAAATTAAAGTGCTTGACCTTACGGTTAACCCTGCCTATCTAGAACACTTGCGTGACGAGCGCGATTCTATCTGGAGGGATTGCCTCACTTTCCTTGGCATCAATTCGACCAATGAAACCAAGGCTGAGCGTATGATTAGTGATGAGGCAGGAGCGCGTGACGGTCAGCTTGCTATTGCCCGGGCAAGTATGTGGAAGTCGAGGGATATGGCGTGTAAGCAGATTAATGATAAATTCGGGATGGATATATCGGTTGAATGGTCGTTTGAAGAAGAGGTTCTTCCAGATATTGAGGAAGTGAATAATGGCGAAATATACGATGGAGCTTCGGGACGCTCTGAAGTACGCGAAGACTCTGGAGGTGAAAACAGGTCTTGAGGATTACCCAATTTTCGCGGAAGAATATCGCGAAACACTGAATAAGAAAATTATTGACCATTATTACTTTGAAGAAATAGGTTACGAAACCGCAGACATGTTCTTCTATGCTCTAGGAGAGCGGATGCGGATTATCATGCCGATGATGAACAAGGCCTATCTTGCAATCAATAATGCGCAAGACATTTTCCGAACCTATGAAACCAACAATACGAGCAGCGGCAATACGGAAACAAGCGGAACGCAATCGGCAAACGTTAAAGGAACAGGAACGGCTTCTTCGCGTAATGTGAACTCTTCATTCCCACAGCAAATGTTGAGTGTTAATGGTGATTACGCGACGGCTGCAACGGATAGTAATTCTAAAACTGGTAATACGTCAACCACGTCCTCTAGCAGCGGCACCAACACAACAAGTGGTAGTACGGCTTCTAGTTACGGGCGTAGCGGCTCTATCGCTTCGTTGCTTGGCGAGTACCTTGAGTCGTATATGAATATCGACCAGCATATAGTTATGTCGTTGAATGATCTTTTTATGCAGGTGTGGAGCAGTGGTGAAAGCCTAACTCCCGATGATAGTATGTTTTATTATGCACCATATTTTGGAGGTTATTGGGTATGAGTGAGCCGGTTTTGCCCCTTATGGGGGAGTGGGGGCCGTTTAATAGTGTTACTCCTTTTACTAAGGTAGATAATTACACTTATCTTGAGATTCTGCATCAGCTGAAAAACAAAATTAACGAGTTCATCACCTATGCTGGCACTCAGGATAAAAAGATTATCGAATTCCGTGACCGTGTTTCCAAGCAGATTGACGAATTCACTAACAAGTTTGTGCATCACACTGTGAGTGACGTTAATGGGGTTATTCACTTCGCCATGATGAATGGTCCCGAGTTGTTGATGTATGATAAAGCGTACATCGATACGCTGTCTGCTAGCATTGACAATAACATCACGCAGACAGATAACAAACTTCGCGAGAAACTGACTAATGATCTTAAAGAGTTGAATGATACTCTTAGGTTGTTTATTGCTGATGAGAAAAACAAGCTAAAACTACAACTCGATACAGATATTAACCGTGTTGAAACCCTCGCTAATTCAAAAGCAAATCGCTACTATCACGTTGTCACCGACTATGGTGCAAAGGGCGATGGAGCTACGGACGACACTGACGCTATCAAACGAACAATTAC